AAATCCCATTTAGTCCCATCCATTGTATTATCTACAAATTTCCAAAACTTTTTTGTTCCATATCTAGGATGTTCTTTTACCATTTTAAATCCACCAGATGTAGATATTGTACCATTATATCCATCATGTCCGTATTCATATTCTGCTTCTTCTACTAATTTATCGTATGCTTCTTTTGCGCTTTTAAATCTACCTAATGCAAAATCTGTTCTATCAAATGCTCCCATTACTTTAACTCCTCTCCTAGATTATATATGTCTTGTGATAAATCATCGACAATATTTTCAATATTTTTACACAAGTCAATCATTGATTGGTATTGTATATTTAATTCATTTGATTGAGTTTTTAATTTATCAAGCAAATCTTCAATTTGTATTTCCATTTTAATCTCCTAACATAATATAAAAAACATATGCTATTGGTAATATAGCTACCAATAATAATAAACTAACTTCTAACATTGTTTGTGAAAACATAAGTGTAACTCCTTATCATGAATATTTAACATTCAGTTTATTATAGTTTCTTATACATTGATACCATTTGTTCTTGTCGAGTGTAGACATTGCTCTTGCTTGTGGACTAAGCATATTATACTTACCCTTTGCTTGTATCTTTTTATACTCTTCAAACTCTTCTTTTGTTACTTCGTATGACATTATTCTTCCTCCTCGTTATTTATTCTTCTATTAATATAGTTCTGTGCATAAGTAGTAACTGCTACTACTTCTTCTTCAGCAAGACCTATTTCTTTTGATAATCTCATCATCATTACAGAAAATGTAACTTTATCAGGATGTGATTTTCTCTCACTAAATCCATGTGCTGCAAGTAGCTGCAAACTTACAAATGCAGTCATGTCTCCAAGTATCTTACATACTTTATCTTTATCCATGTTATCTCCTAACTATTATTGTTCATAAATTCTAAAGCATGAAGTCTCCAGATATACTCTGGTTTACCATAGATACCTTTTCTTTTATCAGGTGTTTTCTCTAGATGTCCTTCTTTAGTTAAGTCTGTTATAGACCTACGTACAGATGTAATCAATGTACCAACAGGCAATGCTAACATTACTTGTGATGGTGACGCTGACTTATTCTTTTTAAAGTAATCAAGTATTTTTTGTTGTTGTGATTTTGCTTTCTGATGTGATTCTTTTAAATCGTTACCAGTCTCATTAGTTGTGTTATAATACATTATCTCTCCTTTATTGTTATTTAAAATTATAGGGCAACTACGAAGTAAAGGTGTCTCCCATCGTATTAGACACATCAGTTCGAACTTGGGAACAGAACTCGTTATCATTGCCCTATTAAAATTTATGGGGATTGCATTTTTAATCCGCATTATGTTTTCGATTTCAGCGTTTACTCCACTATTGAATCGTTATCTCTCCGCTTTCAGGAGCGTTTAAAACAATCCCCAATATTAAAATTTATGGGGTGAATGTGTGAATCGCGGAATCCAACAAAACATGACGTTGTTTTTATCCACCCCAAATGATGTCAACAGAGGTTCTGTAACCATTTAACATCATATTGTATACCATATGCTCTGTTTAGGTGTCAAGGTACAGAGCAAACCCTGTTAGAGTAACAATACGTAGGGCGAATCTTCATTACGGCTACAACCTACTATGCTCTCTGATTAAAGAAAAGGCAGTTTTCGTTTGAAAGTGTATCACTGCCAAAAACACTTGCGTTAATTTCTTGGTAGCCTTCCCAATAGATTAACTTGTATAATGCATCTTATATCCTGTAAGAAATCCTGTGTCTTCATCTTCCCAATTTATTATACTAAACGTAACAGCACAATTATCTTGAACGTAGATTATATCATCCCATTCAATGTTGTTCCAATATCCATGTTGTAGGATTCTACCATCAGAACAATCTTTAAAGCGCAAGTCTTTACGTCTATATCCTTTTATACCAAGCAGTAACATTACTTTGTGTTCTATAGGATGTGCAGGAGTATCAAACTCTAGATTGTGAGATTCCATGTTTACTCCTTTTGTGCATTATCTTTATCTTGCCACTAGTTATAAATATAACTGTGTTCTTATTATGCATATCGACACCAACTATCTTATCAGGTATCATTGTTTCAAAGTCCTTTATTGTGAACATATTGTTCCTCCTATTATTATGTGGTTTATTGTGAAAAATTTTCGGGAAGCTCAAGACACAACTTCCTCCTGAAGCAGTGCTACTAAGCGCTTAGCAAGTCTGGCCAAGACTCATGAACCTCCCTTATGCAGTAAAAACTAAATCCCCAGCTATCTAAGTTCCAACGCACAAAACTCGCCAGAACGAATCGTACAGACAGAATTACAGAGTTTTTACTTTTTTAGTAAGTGACATTATAGCACGACTTAAACGCACGAAGATTATTTATATAATAATCAATAGTCACAAACTAATTATTTAAGTATTTTTTTAAATGGATACATATCATCTAATAAATCAGCATCATTTTCAATAATCTTTATAGCCCTATCAATGCTCTCTACCATTATTTCTTTGTTTTCGACATTTCCTCGAACATGGTCAAATCTAGTTTTAGTTTTCTTATCCAACAACAATTCTTTTATTCTTTTTAGATTCTTTACAATCTCTTCATCATATATTATAAAATCATTCATTAGTAATATCTTTCTCTTTTAAATAATTAATAAATCTATCAGACATAAAGCATTTACTCCATATCTTTTCCCATGATTCATTGTTCTTTATATATATCTCTAATGATGGGTGAGAAAGACATATATCTATTGTTATATTTCTATTAAACATATTCCAACTGATATGATACACATTTAATAGTTTTGCTATATTATATTTATAAAATGTCATGATAATTTCCTTCTTTTAAATTTAGTGGCGGAGGCAGGAATCGAACCTGCGACCTCAAGGTTATGAGCCTTGCGAGATACCACTTCTCCACTCCGCAATTTTAAATATCCCAAGACATCCTTTACCTATTCAAGCGTCATTTCTTTCAGTTCATAGACGAGGTAAAGTCTCAAGCGTTCCTGTGGACTAGAATACTAGTATATAGTTAGGCTCATCGACCTCGGGATATAATTATAAAGTGTATGCCCAAGTGATGCAAAAAGTAGTATATATATAGTAATAAACACTCTATATGACACACTCTTCGACATTCTTATGACAATTAAAGTAATAATTAATAATTAAATAGGCTGTGGGAGCTACTAAACTTCACTCCCATCCTATTACTTAAACGAATCCATTGTTACTTCTTCATCATCTGGGTCTTCATATAATGGACTATGACCTGCGCTTACACACATCTCATTGATAGTACCAAGTCTTGTATTGTACTCTCTCTTAATATCATTGATACTAGGTATTGATACACGAAAGGTAGAGTTCCAACCACGCTTAATTGGTGCCTTCATCACTTTGTTTAGAGTCTCTGTCTCTAGCTGTTCAGCTGCTTCAACAAAGACTTTTCTTTCTAGACTCATGTCTTCTCCTTACTTATTATTAATTAATCAAATAAAATACAAATCAAAAATAACGTAAATTCTATTTACGAAATCCCCCGTATAGGGGGTATACTATGGGAAAAAGGGTGTTTATCAAAATCCTACAATTTTTTTGGGTAACAACTTGGTCATCGCTTGACATTGATTTGACTTATGTATTAGATTCTGGGCGGTGGTTGGGTAAAGGATTATAATAATGTGTAGTAGAAATAAAGAATACAATGGCTGAAGAATATAAAGAACTAAGTAGATTAACCTTAGATGAGCAAGAAGACGTTCTTCGTACCATGTCTGAATCATATTATCCCATACAAATTAATGATAGAGTCTATATGATACCTGAAGAGGTAAATAATCTTATAGATAGATTAGTGCAAAGATTAGAACGTAATGGACATCAAGTAAATATAGGAGACTTAATTGGAGAAGCAGACAATTAAAGGAGTGCCTCACTATGTATATGATACATATAAGGAGTTTAAAGAAAATTGCCCTAGTGAAGAATTACACGATGATTGGAGGACTGGTAATGAAGGGGACTGGGTAAAGTCTGATGATGGTAGAATTATACAATTATTAAAAGTAAGTAAAAACGTAAACCACCCAGGCGACAGAAAGAACTATAAATACGCTAATGGATGGGTAAGAACTGTTGTTGGTAGTTTTTTAAATAGGCATACAGTTAAAATGGATACTGATTTTTCACAACATCCTAATAGGTATACGTTTAGTAAAACAATTAAAGATACAAGTAAACGAGTAAAAGAACGTACTAAGGTAACAAATAAAGAAAAACAATTTGCTACTAATGTTGTTGTAGGTATGGGTGCTGTTAAAGCATATCAAAAAGCATACAATGAAATGTCAAAAAACAAAGCTGGTAAGAAAGCAGCTGTATTACTTAAACAGGAAAGAGTTATGAAAGAAATAGAAAAGTCAGTATTAGACGTTGCAAAAGGATTAGGTATAGACCACGAGTATATATTAGAAAAACTAAAACATCTTGCTGATTATAGTGAAGATGATAATATTATATTGCAATCAACAAAAGAATTAGGAAAGATAGTAGGTACATCTGGAACTAATGTTAAACAAATAGAGACTGGTATAGTTGGAATGTTTCAAGGATTTGGGTCTGAAGATGTTCAAATAGCTGGTAGAACAAAACAATTAAAATCAGTAGAAGAGGAATAATATGATACAAAAAGATGCAGACAATAATATAGTTGGATGTGATAAATGCGGTTCTAGAAATATAAAAAAAGATGGATGGCAGTATTGGGCAAAAGGTAAAAAAAGACAAAGATGGCATTGTAAGGCTTGTAATAAAAAAATGCTTAATCCTAAAATTATTGAAAAATCTCCATTCCAAGCAGAAGAAAGACCAGTCGATTTTGTACCTATAGATGAAATAATAAAACATAGAGAAAAACAATACAATCAAAAACTAAAAGCTAAAAAGTCTAGAAAGTTAATTAATATTAAAATTAATCAAATGGGACCTATAGGAATACTTCATTTTGGTGACCCTCATGTAGATGATGATGGTACAGACTTAGCTGAAATATATTCATTATGTGATTTAGTTAATAAAACAGATGGATTGTTTGGGGGTAACTTAGGAGATATACAAAACAATTGGGTAGGTAGACTTCAAGCATTATATGGACAACAATCAACATCTGCAAAAGAATCATGGAGACTTACAGAACATTTTGTTAATCAAGTAGATTGGTTATACTTAGTAGCAGGTAATCACGATGTGTGGAGTGGAGATGGTGACCCATTAGAATTTATAATGAGAGAACATAGTGGTGTATATGAACAATGGGGAGCAAGACTTAATCTTATATTTCCTAATGGAAAAGAAATACGAGTAAATGCTAGACATATGTTCAAAGGTAATTCAATGTGGAATACAGCTCATGGAGTAGCAAAGGCAGCTCAAATGGGATGGAAAGACCATATACTTACTTGTGGACATACTCATGTATCAGGTTATCAAGTATTAAAAGATGCAGCTAGTGGACTTATTAGTCATGCATTGCAAG